GCTGCAATCCATGGCCACCGGTAGTGGCTCATCCCCAAGCTCCGCATCCAGCTATGTCGAGCTTGCTGCCGTGCTGGGCGTGACGCGCCAGTCGATCAATACATGGAAAAAACGCAAGGACTCACCAAAGCCTGCATCCAACGGCATGCACGATGTGTCGGAGTGGAAGGAGTTCATGCGTCGAAACGAACTCAAGGGTGGCGAGCCGCTCACTCAAGATGGTGCCGACATCGAAACATCACTCAAGGCAAGGAAGCTCCTCGCTGAGGTGGAAGAGCGGGAATTGCGAGTGGGAATCAAACGCGGTGACTATGTGGCGGTGGAAGAAGTCCGCCAGACATGGACGGAATTCGTTGCGCAGGCAAAAGCCATGCTTCGCAAGAAATTTGAGCAGGAACTTCCGCCGATCCTATCGGGCCTCGACGCGACCGGTATCCAGGAGGAATCACGGCGGGCCATCGATGAAGTTTTATCCATCCTGCACCATGGCGAATGAAAACGCTCGAAGCAGCACACTCGAAGTTGCGAGGGATCTGGCGTGATGCATGGCGCCCACCAGATCGCCGTCCCCCATGGGCGTGGTGTGAGGACCACATTTCCTCCATCCCCTATTCGCCGATTCCCGGTCGTTTCCGATCGGCCAACTCACCATGGATGCGTGAGCCGATGGAGGCGCTGGTGGATCCAAAAATCCGAATCGTGAGCATCATCGCCGCCATTCAGAGCGGCAAAACAAGCGTTGGAGAATTCGGCCTTGCCCACATCATCGCCAACCATCCGGGACCGACCCTATGGCTCGATCAGACGGATGACGATGCCAAGGACCAGAGTGAAAGTAGGCTCCAGAAGCTCTTTGACGAATGCCAGCCGGTGAAATCCCTCTATCCGGCCAACCGCCACAAAAGGAGGCTTTCCACCATCCACTTCAACAACGGCATGACGCTCTGGGTGTTGGGGGCGCACAACAAGACCAACCTCCAGCGCCGCTCGATCCGTTGGCTTATCTGCGATGAAACATGGCGCTACCCGCAAGGGCACATGACTGAGGCCGAAGCCCGCGTCACCGCATTTGGCTGGCTTGGCAAGTGCCTGTTCATGAGTCAAGGCGGAGAGGAAGACGACGACACCCACCGCAAGTTTGAAACCACCGACATGCGCGAGTGGACATTCGCTTGCCCGCAATGCCATCACCGTCAGCCATGGAAATGGGAGCAAATCGAATGGAGCAAGGACGCGCGCGACGAAACCGGCGAGTGGGATTTCCAAAAAGTGCGCGAAACCACATCGATGCGATGCGAGTCGTGCAACCACTACTTCGAGGATAGCGACAGGACGCGTCGGGAACTCAACCTCACCGGGAAGTATGTGGCGACAAACCCAAACGCCCCGAAAGAAAATGCCGGGTTCCATTGGAATGCCCTATGCGCCATGAGCTGGGGCCGATTGGCCGAACTTTATCTCAGGGCCAAAGCTGCTGCCAGACGGGGTGATGTGAGTCTCATCCAGCAGTTCTATCAAAAGCGCCTTGCCCTCGCATGGCGGGAATACCTCGAGGACTACAAGCTCGACATCGTGCCGGGCGGCTACCTCAAAGGTGAGTCATGGGATGGCGAGGCCGGCGTGGATGCTCAGGGGCGCTTGGTGCCGTCAGGACAAACATCCGCCTGCCCATTGCGCATCCTCACGGTAGACTGCCAGATGGATCACATGTTTCTCGTGGTTCGGGCATGGGCCGAAGATGGATCAAGCCGCCTGATTTGGGACGAGCGCGTGCTTACCTACACCGATGTCGCCAGCATCCAGGAGCGGTTCGGCGTTCATCCCAACTTGGTTTTCATTGATGCCGGATATGCCACCTACGATGTCTACCGCGAATGTGCCTCACATGGATGGACAGCACTCATGGGCGACAAGCGCGCGACATTCACGCACAAGGTGAAAGGCCGCAAGTCGATCGAACGGTTTTATTCTCCTCGCCGCAAAGTGGTCCTCGGCCGCGGGCAGAGTTGCTCGGTGTTTTATTGGAGCAACCTCAACATCAAGGACACGCTTGCCCGACTTCGCCGCAATCAAAACCCGGACAATGGCCCGGTGTGGGAGGTGCCAGACGACATCGATGAAGACTACCTCGCCCAAATGGAAAGCGAACACCGCATCAAAAAAAGCGGCAAATGGATGTGGGAGAGGATCGGATCAAGACCCAATCACCTGTTTGACTGCGAGGCCATGCAGGTAGCAGCGGCCACCATGCTCAAGATCGTTGGAAGAGAGTCACAATCATCCGTTCAACCCGACCCACCCGAAGACGACGCATAGCGCCACCGATTGGCTTCGATCGATCATGCCTGATCGTCGTCCTCCGTTGACACAGCTGGCCATTGCATGGCGCGAGGATTATTCGTCACAGGTTTCACCGTAGCGGAGGTGCTCGCCATACAGAGCCGTGCCAAATCGCTCCTGCTGGATGGCAAGACGATCATGAGTTGGAACGATTCGGACACCAATGTGACCAAGCAATTCACCATGCCCGTGGACCAAGTGCTGGAGGAATGTGCCCATGCCCTGCGAATCCTTGATCCATTCGCATATGGCAAATCCCAGCGTGTGGCCGCATCCAGCGTATCCGGATACCTCGCCAAATGAGCCGCATCAGATCCATCGCCAAACTCGTCATCCCGCCGGTTTTACAACCCAAGGCATGGGGATCGCCGTACGAGGCTGCCAATTGGTCGCCACGCCGTGGATTTGTGCCGGGCGCAATGCCCACCGACGCTCGCAATGAACTAACACCGGGCGTTCGTACCGAGTTGGTGCGCAAATCCAGGTACCTCCACAAAAACAGCGGATTCGCTCGGGAATTGGTGGCCAACATGGCGATCTATTCAACTGGCGATGGCATCAGGACCCAAGCCCAGTCGCCAGATTCGGGTTGGAACCGCGCAGCCGAGGAATACTTCTCCCTGTGGTCCGCTCGTTGTGAAGTCACCCGGCGGTTCTCATTTGAGGAATGCCAAGCGCTTGTTTGCCGTGGCATGGACATCGACGGCGAGTACTTCGTCCATAAGACACGCAACGCACAAGGCGAGCCACGCATCCAATTGATCGAGTCACACCGAATCGGCGACCGCCTCGGATCCACCCAAACCGTGGATGGCGTTGGCCTCGATGGCTGGGGTGCACCGGTATTTTACCGCGCCATCGAAGACAATGGTGACTTCAGGGACCTTCCATCCGAAGCGGTGCTGCACATTCACGAACCCGAATGGGCCGGCGGAGTGAGGTGCCATCCAACCATCCAGCATTCCATCAATCACGTGCTCGATGAAATCGAATTGCTCGCCCTTGAAAAACACGCGGTCAAAGACAATGCCGATGTGGCCAGGGTGCTTAAAACGGCACGCGGCGAACTGGATGATACGGGTGACTTCGTCGTCGGCGATGGCGTGACCGGCAATGAGCAAAGCGACCCATTGTCACTGCAGCGAATCGTGGGTGGGAAGCTCGTGGCGCTCAAACCGGATGAATCGATCGAAAGCTTTCAGTCCAACCGCCCGTCCCCCACATTCACGGGATTTTTGGAACACCTCAGAAGGGATTCAGCACTGGGCGTTATCCCGTTTGAGTTCGCGGCTGACTCAAGCAAGATCGGTGGCGCTGGCGTGAGACTCGTGGTGGCAAAAGCAGACCGCCGCTTTTCATTCAGGCAGATGATTCTCGAGCGCCGCCTGATCAGACCCGTTTGGTCCTATGTGATCGGCGATGCCATCAACCGCGGACTGCTCCCTCCGGCAGAGGGCTGGTGGAAGATTTCCACTGTCCCGCCAAAACGTGTCACCGTGGACGCCGGGCGTGAGGCCCAACAAAACCGCGCCGATGTGGAAATGGGGCTCAAAACCTTGTCCGACCACTTCGCAGAGTTGGGCGCCGACTTCGGCGAGGAAATCGAACGCAGGGCTGCGGATGCCAAGCTCATCCTGGAAACAGCCACGAAATACGATGTGCCGGTGGGCATGCTGTGGAAGGTCGCTGGAGAGGTGCACCAAGCCGCAACTGGTTAAGAAGACTGGAAACCCTCGTAACGAAAAACTACGCGCGTCCATGTCGAAGACGAAAATGACAACTAGATTACGACTCCCATACCGTCACTCCGCCGGTCTCATTCTGTTTGGTGCAATGCGATGATACACTCAGAATAAAACCTACACCTTCATAGTGTATCCAAGAATAATAGCGTATTTACAATGAAGCGCACCCTGCCAGCTCTGGGGAAATAACTAGGAAGGCTACTTGAGGGCTTTCGGGTCAGCCTTTTGCAGTTTGCTTGCGTTGACACCAACGCATGGGAGTGAACCCCATCCTCTCCCAAAGCCGTGAATGGTTGATTCAGCCCGAAGCGCTTCGTTCAATGGCCATCGCGGCCCGAAGCTTCGACAGCGGAACCATCAATCTTGCCGCCAACAAATCCAACAGTCCCCTGCTCACCATCGACAAGGGCGTCGGCGTGATTGCCATTGAGGGCCCGATTGTTCGCAAGCCGGATATCTTTGCCCGAGTCCTCATGGGGGCGACTGACGCTCTTGAGATCGGTGACGCGATTCGTGAAGCTTCCGAGCGTGACGACATCAAGGCGGTGTTCCTCGATATCGACTCTCCTGGAGGAACAGTGGCGGGCACACCAGAACTTGCTGCCGCAGTGGCCTCACTCAACGAGCGCAAGCCGGTCTATGCCTTTTCATCGGGGCTCATGGCCTCTGCCGCCTACTGGATCGCGAGCCAAGCCCGCGCAATCTACGCCACACCATCAGCCCAAGTCGGATCCATTGGTGTGGTGCAGGCGGTGGTCGACGATTCCGGTGCGCTCGATCGGGATGGCATCAAGGTCGAGGTATTCTCGGTCGGCAAGTACAAGGCCATGGGCGCACCGGGAACCAGCCTCACCGACGATCAACGCGACCTCATTCAATCCAACCTCGCTGAAATCGCCGAAGAATTTCATACCGCCGTCTTGGCACGCGGCCGATCAATTCCAGCCGAAGCCATGGAAGGCCAAACATTCAGTGGTCGTCAGGCCCAACGCTACAACCTCGCCGGCATGGTTTCAGACCGCGCCGAGGCCATGAGAAGGCTGAGAGTTTATCACTCGTCGGTTGACACGGAATCCAGGGCGATGACCGCAACACTCGAAGACCAACTCGCTGAAGCGCGCACCCAGGTGGAAACCATCACCCGCGACTATCAGGCCCAGATCGAACTCATGAATGAGACCTCAGCTTCACTCGATTCGCTGCGCGGCGAAGTGGAGCTACTAACCGCCGAGATTGAAACACTCAAAGCGGAGCGCGACGGATCGATCGATCAAACCACGGCGATGCAGGCACGAATTGCCGAGTTGCAAGCGTCCAAAGACGATTTTGAAAAACGCGTTCAAGTCGAAGTGGCACGCGTCGTGGCCTCAACCGGAACCACCATTCCGGCCAACGTCACACCTGCTGGCGACCAACAAAAATCGGAAGAGCTGCAAGCCCAATTCAAAGCCATCAACGACCCGACCGAACAAACCGCCTTCTGGCGCAAACTCACCCCAGAACAACAAGCCCTGATCCTCAAACACAACGCATAATCCAATGGCCAACACACTTACCAACGTCAAAGACATCAAGGTCGCACAGCGGGCGCTCATGCCCTTCATGTCGAACCTTCTGCCCGTCACCGCATTTTCAACCGACTTCAGCCCGCTGCCTGCCGACAAGCTCGACACGGTGCGAGTGCCATTGGTTGGTGCCCCCAGCACATCGAGTGACTTCTCGGGCGATTACTCCGCAAACGCGGACTCCACGGTCACTGTGGTGCCGGTCACCCTCAACCGTCACAAGTACAAGACCGTCCATGTAACCGCCAAGGAGTCATCGGAAACCGCGCTCAATGTGCTGGAAACCCTAGTGGAAGCCGCTGCCCAACAACTCGCCCAGGATGTGCTGGTCGATATCTTCAGCTGCATCACCTTGGCAAACTTCGGTGCGCCGGGAATTCCGGCACTGGCTGCCACCGGCTTCGATTACAAAAAGGTGCTCAGCCTGCGCGAGGCCTGCGGCAATGCCAAAATGCCGCCCAACCCCCGCTCGCTGGTCCTTGATTCCGGCTACTACACCAACATGCTTGCCGACGACGTGGTCGCCAAGAGCTTCAACCTGAACCTCAACGCACCTGCCGTCACCGAGGGCATGGTCAAGCGTATCGCTGGATTCAACCTCCATGAAACTACGCTGATTCCGTCGGACAACGCGGAAAAACTCGTTGGTTTCGCCGCTCACTCCAGTGCCATTGCGGTGGCCATGCGCTACCTCCAACCGGTGGCCGATTACCAACAGGCTGGAGCCGTGACAGACCCAACCACGGGCATGACCTTCGGATACCTCCGATTCACTGACACCCGTTCCAACAAGGTATTTGTCACGCTCGAATGCCTCTATGGCTTCTCCGCCGCAAAGACCGATGCCCTCAAGCGCATCGTAAAACCATAGGTCATTTTGATGTGTGGGATAGACACCCTCTCCGGGCAACTGGAGGGGGTGTTTTTATTTCCGGGCAATTGACACCGCAACATGGGCGTGAACCCGATCCAAGCCGCGACGGCCGAAGCATTCCAAGAAATCCTACAGGAGTCGGGCGTGCCGGTGGTCATCAACGGAGCGACATATCTTGCAGCCGTATCGACCAACCCAATTCAGATCGAACTCGAAGAAGGCGGATACCGTCAGGATGGCTCAATGGTGGTGAAGATGCTGGTAAGCCAACTCAGCAATCCCCTGCCCAAGTTCAACGACATCATCATGATTGGCGAAACGCGTTATAAAATTGAGGAGATCACGCGCAAACCCGGTTCAGGCATCATCAAATATCTGGTCAACAGGAGGTAGGAACCATGAACCAGATCATCGAAGATTACTTGGCCGCGTGGATTGATGGGGCGGATATCGATCCCAAACCTGAAATCCTGACAGGCACCTCCAACGAAGTACGCGAGCCTGAATCCCATGCCGCCCTGGTGTTGGCGGACAACATCGACCACGTGGTGGGCCCGTTGTACCGCGCGACCATCAAGGTCATGATTTCATCGCCAGCCGACAATCGCAGTGAGCATTCAGCCATCACCAACGCGATCAAGACACTCATGAGTGCCCCATGCCCATCCGCGTCCAGCTTCAGCTCAGCCGGCTTCAAGCAAACCAGCTACACCACCAGCGTTTCAGGTGACGGGCGATGGCTATCCTCGGTCGAGGGAGTTCTTGGTGTGGTTTGGGATGACGGTTGACATGCGACCAGGTTGCGATGCCAGCAACTTTTGGAGTCATCAACACGCACGACCTTGAGCCCCAAAGCGGGCATGTGAGCGAGTCCAGCATGGATTCATCGGTTGAGGTCGCCACCATCCGTGACGAGATGGGGCTGACCAAATACGCCGGTCCCAAGCCGCTCATCACGCGCAATGTGACCATTTCCGGCAAAGGGCTTCCCAATTTTTCCGATGTGGCCGTCGGCAGCATCACAGCGCAGCAGGTCTTCATTACCTCGGTCAAACGCAGCGAGAGCAACGACGACTTCCCCGACTTCGAAGTCGAAGGGGTCATTTACGAAGACGCCTAACCCACCATCACCATGCCAGTCACTTTCAACAAAATCGGAGTCCAGTCGGTCAGCGCCGAACTCATCGAAAGCGTCGAAACCACCAAGTCGCTCGACACCAAGATGATCATGTCGAGTGAAGGCGGCTTTGGCGCAGGCAAGGGCTTTGACCCGAAGTTTGAGTTCACGATCAAAGGTCGCGGTACCACGACAATCGATGCAGGCGGAACCGCGACAATGATTCCGGAAGGAATCACCGGGGGCATCACCGTCATCACCTCAGTGAAGGTGAGCGAGAAAAATGACGACTTCAACGAGTTCGAAATTAGCGGCGTGAATTACCCGCAGGCACAAGCTCTCGGTAATTAACGAGCAAACCATCTCCCCCATCAAGATCACCCCATGAAACAAGGAAGCACCGTCACCATCGTACGCGACCACGACACGCCACCGATGAAAAGCCGCAACACCTCAATGATTGCCGGTGCGCTTACTTCCGGGTTCGAATTCGCGACGCAACGAGCATTTTCCGACACGGTTGAGGATGTGGGAGGTGCCACGAAACGCACTGTCACCTGGCTGATGGATGGAGCAAAGACTGTTCGTTTTGTTCCAATCCCCATGGAGGAAGAAATCACGTTTTCCGAATTCAAGCGGCGTTTCTCATCGCAGGAGTGGTGTGAGGAAAACCCCGATCACCCGATTTCCTACATGCGTGGAATTATCGAAAACAGGGGCGGCCTCATCGAGAAGCTCAAGACCATGATGCCGATGCTTTTGCTTCGGAAAGGTAAGCGCACCGCAATCGTCCCATCCGGCAGCGACGAGGCGAGTAAGACCCTGCGCGAAAAGATCCTCTCAATCTTCTAAATCATGGAAACACGAGATCAACTTATCGGCCAAGGCATGATCGAGGCCAACAGCAAGACAATCGGCGGCATCAAGATGAGGCCGTTTTCGATTGGTTCCAAGCAAGTTGCCGATCTGCTCAACCTCACAATTTTTTCAGGCGGCGAAGCAACCAGCGAGATCGAGCTACAACGCCAGATCAACACCTTCGTGTGGATGCAGTCCGCGCCGCTCAATGATGTGGCAGAAGCAGTCGCCAACAACAGCGCTGGAAAAGCAGCCCTCATTTACTCACTCGGAATCGAGCTTGCTCATCTGCCCGACATCATCGCGGAGATTGAGCGCATTGGTAAGCAGGTCGCCGCCAATGAGGTAAGGGTCGAGTCAAAGCACAAATTGACCTGCGAAGACGAGCCGCCGGGAAAGTCCTGAACCCAGGTTGGTGTGCCAGCGTGGTCTATGCGATCGCCAAGGACACCGGATGGAGCGAGGAATACATTCTCTGGCATCTACCACTGGCCCGCGCGCTTCAGTACTACCACTGCGCTTTGCAAGCCGCCGATCTTTGGACGCTTGAGCCGATCACCGCTGTGAAGATTGAGGAAATCATCCCCAGCTCCCTGCTCAACTACATCGAGGGGCTGGTTGACTCATCCGCTGAATAAATGGCCAAGACGACGATCGAGACCGACATTCGCGAGTTCCAAGCGATGGCCGAGAAGCTCGGAAGTTTTTCCAAGCGCGATGGTCGCACACTCATGGAAGAGCAGGCACGCGGGGTCATCAACAACCTGATGCTCATCACGCCACCGAGCAACGGCAAGACGCGTGGTGTGGCCGCCAAGAAGCGCGGCGAGGCAGCAATCGCAAGCGATGTCCGCAATGTTTTCATTGGCTCAACTCCCAAGAAAGCAGAGGTCAGCAGCATGGCCGAAATGGCCAACATCATGCACACCAAGCGCCGTGGCGGAAACATCCGCATCAAACGGGCGGTAAAGCAAACTCGTGCGTCTCGCTCGATGATCACCAACTTCATCAAAGTAAAACAGAAAGGTGTCGGCTACCTCGCGTCCGGATGGGCCTCCGCCGCCCGCAAGCTCGGCAAGATCCGCGTCCCGAACTGGATCGGTCGGCATGATGCGCCTGGTGACACGGACTTCAAGGTAGTTACCACCTCCATCACTGCCACCATCAGCAACTTGGTTTCGTGGGGTAGCGAGGTTCACGGTATCGAGCGCCGCATGGCCTACGCTGTGAGGATGCAGACCAGCAAGATGCGCCGCCGCGTCGATCACTTCGTGCAAAAGGCCATCAAGGTGACCAATCGGTAAGAATTGACACCCGCCCGATAGCAGCAATGGCCGCGATCACCACCAAGCTGACTCTCAACACCGCAAACTTTGTTTCGGGCATTGATCGGTCGAAGAAGTCGGCGTCCTCGTTGAAGTCGACGATGTCATCGCTTGGGTCAGGCATAGGCTCCGCGTTTTCAGGAGTGGCCAAAAGTGTGGGGGCAATCGGCTTGGCGGCTACGGGCGCAGCTGCAGCCATCGGTGGCATTGCCTACAAGCTCATCAGTATGGCCGAGCAGGGCATTCAGGCGGAAAATCGCATCAAGAATGTCGTCAAGACCATGGGGCTCTTCGGCGATCAGTCCAACGAGGTGGCCGACCGACTCATCAAAGTCGCCGATGCCACAGAGCTAGCAACAGGCGTGGATGGCGACCTCATCATGGCGGCGCAGGCGAAGCTGGCCACCTTCAAGGAGCTCGCTAAAACCGCTGGCATCACCGGCGGAGCATTTGATCGTGCCACCCAGGCATCCGTCGATATGGCGGCTGTCTTTGGCGGCGATGCTTCAACGTACGCCGTGCAACTCGGCAAGGCGCTCGAGGACCCGGAGAAAGGACTGGCCGCACTCAAGCGCACCGGCGCTTTGACCTCTTCGCAGATCAAGGAAATCTCGGCTGAGTTCGCCCAGACCGGCAACCGCGCCAGGACCTTCGACCAAGTTCTCAAGGCCATTGAAACACAGGTGAGTGGCGCAGCCTCAGCCACAGCAGGAGGCATGGATAAGATCAAAGTCTCGATTGGCCAGATGCTCGAAGAGATCGGCAAGCCGATGTCGGAGGTCTTTTCCAAATTCGCTGGCGATGTGGCAATGATGACGCCGCAGATTGTAGAGGCATTCAGCAGCGTAGCTCCGAAGATCCGCGAGGTTGGTGGCACCATTACCGCCGCACTTGTCGAGGCGCTTCAAGGAGACACGAGTCGGCTGGTAAAGATTGGTGAGCTGGTCGCGGAAGCATTTACCCTCGGCTTTAAGACTGCGATCACGCGCGGCTTCTTGGAGGCCACGGAGTCGGCATTTAAGCTGATTGAGGACTACAACCCAGTTCGCAAGCTCATGGAAGCCGCTGGGATTGAAAGCGGCAAAATCAGCGAGGAAGTCGGTGGTGGCAAAAGCCGCGTCACTGAAGGTCAGATCGAAGACGGCATCGCTCGCATCCAAAGCCTCTTCAAAGAAATCTCAGTCGCTAGTACGCCGCAAAAGCAAACGAGGTCCGAATGGAATGAAAAGCGTCAGGCAATACAAAACAGAAAGACGATCCTTCCAACCCAGCCAGACACACCGACAGGTCCATCCGCCAAGGAGCAAAAGAAGGCTGAAGATTTGAAGTTGGCGCAAGAGCAGTATCGACTCGAGGCTGAAATGGTGCGGGCAAGGATCGCTGGCGAACAACAGCGCATCGACTCGCTCGAACGAGAGCAGGCAATCCGCGAGGAAATCACCCGACTCGAAGGTTTGGGCATGACCGGCCAAAACGCTAGGAACACCGCCGCCAAAATGGTGGACGCACGAAAGGCCGCCGATGAGGCCGAGGAAAAACGCAAGAAGCCAGCGGCGATCACTGACGGATCTATCACCCAGCTCGGCGGCGTGGCCAAAGCGACCAATGTGATGATGGGGCGCACGGCAAATTCGGGAATCCTTGAAGAGAACCGCCGCCAAACCGCTCTGCTGCGGACGATTGAGAAGAATACCCAAAAGACAACTGAAACACCAACAATCCCCAACTTCGTCTTCGCATGAGCAATACAGGCATCAAAGTAGAGGGGGCCACTGGCTCCAAGAGCAAGGAGGGCGTCATCCAGTGGGTGATTCCATACTATGTGCCGGATGTCTCGCAGGTCCAAACGGTTGGCAAGACTCCCTACGAAAACTGCACCGAAGTTTCGAGATCATGGACCTGCAACCACGACGGATCGACGCCATCCTACATTGTGACCGTGACCTACGAGGGCGGAAGCAGCGAGTCGGACAATTCGGCAACCTACGGCGATACTGACAGCCAAGTTTGGAGTCTTGATTTTGAATTGGCTGAAGAGCCGATCGAGGCACATTGGAATTTTGACGAGATCAAAAAACAATACGGCGGCAAATGGGAGGACCACGAAAACCAACAAGGCTGGGTGTTTCCCAAAGAGCTCCCCGAAGGCTCCAGCGCCAAATCGGGCCTGAGTAGCTCCAAAAATGGAGGCAAACCACAAAGCCCGATGTTTGGAGTGAAAACTTACATTGTGATGAATTGCACCGCATCCGTCAGCTACACCAAAAAAACGCTACCGGCAGCAGTGATTGGAGCGATTGGCTACTCGTACCAAAAGATCCCAGGCGCACCGCAACAGTTCAATGATTTGGATACCGCAGATCGGAACTGGATGAAGATGCCACCGCAAATCTCAAAGCGTGGCTCTGTCTGGCAGATTAGCGAATCATGGAGGCTCTCGGAATACTACAAATGGCCAAAGGAGGTTTATCCCAATGGAATAAAATGAACCAATGGACATCAAAGAAATCAGAGTTCAGAAGGGCGAAAAGATCCAGACCGCGTGGGCACGCCTAGTGAGGTGGGCAGACACACTCAAGGTCACACAAGGCGAGGGCATCAAGGTGCGCGAAACGCCGAAGGGCACGATTGTTTCGTTCATCCAAAACCGCGAGCCGTACAACCATCCGTTCAAGGTCGGTGCGAGCGAAGAGGTCGCCTCGGTCAGAGCTGGCACGGTCAACGGCCAGACGCCCTACATCCTCGATATCGACAGCAAAGATTGGCGGCGCATCGACAACCGCGACGACGAGGGCAACAAGTTCAAGGATGAGAAACCGACGCCCAGCATGAAGCTGGATCTCAAAAAGCACGAAGGTGGCAAGTTCTACCTCTCGCTGCGCGTGAAGCCCAATGATGCCGGAACAATCAAAAAGCCGAAGGATGATTTGAGGATCGTTCAAACCAAGACGGCCGACGGCGACAAGGACGGTGCTGGTTATTACCCGCTCGCGCTTTTTTACCTCAACGCCGCTGCCACTGCCGTCGAGGAGTCATTCCAGATCGTCCATCACAACATGCGCTACTTGTACCAGGCGCGCAAATCGACCGAAGGCGAGACCACTGGCAACCGTCACCTCTTCTTTCCGGTGTGAAAGCAAACATCCCACTCATCCGTCATGAAACATGGAACACGCTGGTGCGCGACATCAGCCGGAGGAGACCGCTGCGCTTTGACCCCGTGCCAAAGCCAAGGAGGTTCAGCCATCCGTGGAAGATTTCCGCCTTCTGGCAAGCAGACGACGGTGAGGATCAAGGAAAGGGTCAATGGCTCTTCAAGATTAAGCCGGGCTTCGTCAATGGCGTGGAGGTGACGGTGCCCACTCACGTGAAGCATGCGGGCGAGAGAACAACCAAGCGGCTGGAGGATGCCAATGAGGACATCGCCAACAAGGAGCAGACCGTGGATGCCTTCCTCACCGAATGGCCAAGCGTGGAGGTTGGATCAACGCGGGCGATCGGAACGGGGGCGCCACCCACTGGTTTTGCTGGCAGCGCACTGACCAAGATCAAACTGGTCTACGAGCCGGTGCCGAAGTTCTTCTTAAACCTTGGTGTGACGGAGGCTCACATCGAGTTTGAAGGCAACATCTCCAGTGGTGCTACCTTCAAGGATGGGATTGAGGACACCAAGACCGCTCGACGGCTGCGGGCCTGCGATGTGTCACTTTGGAAGGACCGACCATCGGCCAAATTCGAGGTCTACGAAGGCAGCATTTTGGACGGCACCGTCGGTTCGATCTACATCACTTACAATCACTCGGGCGGCATGAAGAAGAACCCCTACCTGCGGGTCAGCGAAAAGTTTGTGCCCCCGATTCAACCAGAATCCGAGATGGCCCTGCTCGAAGGCATCACCGACCCAGAGTTCGATGTGCTCAAGCTGGCGACCATCTATTTTGTGAGCCCGGAGGGAGTCGATCCAGCCGCACCGCTCGACGGCACATGGACGCCGTATGTTGAGTACAGTCACTTTTGGAACCTCGCGCATTCACCACAGAGCATCCCCGACTCCACACCGATCGACCCAATCCGCCTCATCACGCCACTGCTAGGAGGAATTGCCAACTTCACCATCGCCACATTGCTGGCACCACTCAACAGCCAGTTGAACCAAGCGATTCAAACCCTCAAAAGCCGCAACCTGAGAGGAGCCTTCTGGTCGCTATGAGCTTAAACAAACAGGAGCGCCTTGCCAAAAAACGCAACGACGAGGAGGAAGCGAAGGCGGTAGAGCGGGAAAAGATCAATCCATCGTTCCCCTACAAGATGGCAATCTTCCCCTACGACTTCTTTGGGGTGGAGAGTTTGACCGCCACGGAGGAAAGCAAGCCGACAAGTTGACGCGAGCGCGGGTGAAAAGATGCAAGTCCTCGCCTTCGTCGATCTCACCAACCGCAGACTCAACAGCACCGCCGGTGGCAGCACGCTGACCCTGCCGGAATTGGTGCAGGGCGATGAAATCCGCCTCGGCCTGCGCTTTACCGAGCAGATCGAAGGCACGACCACCGAGGTGCAGCGCACCCTGCATTCGCTACGCGCCAGCATTGGCCTGGTCGATGCGAGGCCGAGCGGCGGGACTTTCCAGATGTCAGTCAATGGCACCACCGCAGGATCGCCACTGCCCTTCGATGCAACCGCCGCCCAAGTCCAAACCGCTCTGGATGCCGCCTACACCTCAGCCGTCACCGTCACCGCCAAAGATGGATCTTGGTTGGTGGATGTCGCCAACGCGACGGAAGCCGACTTGCCCATCACCGGCACCTCGGTGAACCTTGAGCCAAGCTGCCATGTGCGGGTGCGTTCCTACCTAGTAGGCAACAAGAAGCGTCACGAGATCCGCCTGATCCGTTCACCATTCGCCGCGACCTCGACCTTTGCCAGCATCCTGCCGGCCCAACCTGAGGTTATTCGGGTTCAGGAGGGCGGCAACGACAACACGACGACATGGGACGAGATCCAAGCCCTGAAAGTTAATCCGTATTTCCGAGGCACCTATCAAATTCGCCGTGGCTACAAACGCTCGGGTGAGCTTTCAATCGAAGATGGCTCGGAGGAAATCCAAGAGGCGCTAGCAAATCTGGCCGATGAGGAAGGCACCTTTACGGTCACCAACCCCGCCAACAACACGGCACACATCACCTTCGGAGGTTCGATGGGCGGTCTGCCACAGGAACTCTTGGAGGTGGAGGTGTTTTCCGCGCCGCCCGGCGACCCGACCTTTGTCTTGAACCTCAATACCGCCGAGTTGGCCGATGCGCTGCGTGCCACCGACACCATCACCACGGCGGTGCTTGAGGTGGAGATGACCATCGAGGACGAGAACGATCCCGACACCCTCTACACCATCACGCCAATTCGCGTGCCGGTTCGCATCATCCGCGAACTCAACTGGGAGGGCTTAGAGACCGCCGCCAACATCGACTGGCTTCGCCCACCGCATGGCCGCACCTATGTCCCCTTCACCGAGGATCAAATCATCACCGGCAGCCAACATTATGTGACGCCGATCGGCGACGGCACCAGCATGGAGTACACGCTCGCTCACAACCTCGGTACTCGCGACCTCCATGTGACCGTGCGAAAAAATGGAGATGACCTCGCCATCATTGAGCCGTCATCGGTCACGCTCAACAGCGAGGATGACCTGACAATCACTTTTCCAAGCGCCCCGACCGCAAATGCCTATGTGGTCACCATCACCACCGCTGGGCCTATCTCAGCGTTCCAAACGCACAGTCACACCATTGAGCAGATCAACGGCCTCCAACTCATCCTCGACGACCTCGGCAGCCGCGTCGAAACACTGGAAACTTTTATCCCAATCTCGGGCATATCGAAGCAGACGACCAGCAACGCAACGGTGGCCTCATGGGAGCTGCCAAAAATCTTTGAGGTGTTTCCAACCCGTGTGGCAGTGGACGCGGAGGATGTGGTTTCGATCGAATTGGACAAGCTGCCGAGGAACGGAGGCCTGCTACCTGCCAAATACCTCAACGGTTCACCGACTGTGGCGAACACGATCCCCACGGCCCCGAGCCAAAGCACGGTCTACCATTACACCGACACCACCAAAGGCTTGGCCATTCCAGGCTACCTAGGGCGGAAAGGGAAAACCATCGCAGCCCCCGCATTCTACGCATGGGACGGCCGAGGGTTTTACCAGGTGGAAAAGATCGTCGACTCGGAAACGGTCTACTACCCGATGGATTTCAGCCGTGAACTCTTCCGCATCCATGTGAACGAGAAGCAGCTCCGCTTCGGGAAAACGTTCTCACTGGACTTTTCGTTCGTCGCCGCCGTCTTCAACTCCAACACCTCAGTGCATTGGGGCGTGATCATTGACATTGGAATTCCACAGGGATCGCCGACGACACCCAGCAACATCTCCACGGTCAACTTTCTGCCGCCGTCGTTGGATCACTCGTTCATGCTCACCAGCGTGCCATCAGCTCACTCGTTTGGCCTGCGCGTCACAAGCAAGCTCGAAAACCTGCTGCCGGTCTACAGGGTCGACCGCGTGCTTTATGGCGCGATTGAGGCGAGCGACACCGCACTGACCACGGCCAACTTCATCGTGCGCGGGCGCTTGGCAAGGTTCGACACCGACGACAACTCGTCCGACCCCAGGGGGCTCGTCGCATTCAACGGCATGGACGCAACTCTCGGCGACGAGGCTGGTGGCGCATCAGGAGACAACACATTCGGAACAGCAAAAATCTAAACCATCATGCCAGCACCAGTCATCAACAAGACCCAGAGCAGCCTCACCCTCGGACTGAATCAACCATTCAGTTTTCAATTTGTGGCGAGCAATTCTCCAACTGGCTGGGCAATCGGTACCAATGAGGTCGTCCCGCCAGGATTCGTTTTCAATCCCACTAGCGGAGTCCTTACCGGATCAGGTCAAACGCCAGGCATCTGGCTGCTGACACTCACTGCAACCAACGCCTCGGGCACGAGCACACCGGAAGTCTTTACCATCGGCGTGTTTGAAACTGCCCATGATCGAGTGTTCAAACAAATGAACATTCAAACCTCGACATGGACAGTGACTCTTCCTGATCCGGCAGCCGCAAGGACCGTCGTCACCGGCAGTGTTCTCCCAGCTCTCGAAGCGGCAACAGGACAAGCCCGGTACGGCGATGATGTCCTTTTCAAAATCCAACTGCTTTCGGGCACGGCGGTGGCTGCATTGCCATTGAAGAGTGCGAGATTTTCGATGCGCGGGCTAGATACCGAACCACCGTTCTTCACCACCGGCGAAACTGCTTTTCGTCGCACCATGGCCATCGAGTCCGGCCTCTTTGTGACCAACTACTGGCTCTACGTCTCATTGGAAGATCCGGCGCTGAGCAATTTCCTCTCAGAAAACGAATATGACGCCACCACCGAGGCGAATGTGATTTGCGAGGTTGAAATGGTCTTTGAACGACCAAGTACGGCAACAGGACCAGTGCTTCAAAAAATCACCACCGTTCCATTTCTCATGCGCATCCGGCGCGACACCGTAAGATAAAATGCCTGCCCCCATCATCAGCCCCAATCAAAAGGTCTATGGCGTTGCTGGCACCTCGCTGTCTCAAACCGCGCAGGTGACAGGCGGACCAGTAACCTGGAGCGCATCCGGTCTGCCTGCCGGAATAAGCATCGCCCCCAGCACCGGGGTGATTTCAGGGACTCCGCTTGCCGCCACCAACAACCTGCAAGCCACGCTCACCGCCACCAAAGCGGACGGCACCGATTCGGAGATCATTTTGTTCCTCATCGAGTGGCCCAATCCGGTCAGCGTAGTTCGCTTGCGAAAGGACCAATTTTCAACAAGCACCCCTTACAATGATGTGACCCTGTCGGGCGGCTACCATCGTTACGCAAGATGGAGAAAGACCGGGCGCATCCCGGCGGGCCTTAATTGGGAAGGAACGAGTCAGGGGCTGAGGTTCTGGGGCACACCAAGTGAGGCGGGTACCTTCATTGCGGATTTCGATGGGCCGTACCCACCAAATTTCACCAGCCCGCATACGATTGGCGGCTCTAACGGAGATCCCCGTGACTGCTCCAACAGCTACCCGATCGCCGTCGGTGTGGTGGGCTCAACCGAGGTTCAAAGGTTCCAGATTGAATTTATTGTCACGGAGCTGAGTTCGCCCAACGTCACCATCGACGGGGTGCAATTCTTTGGGTTCAGAACCTACGGTGAGGCATTCAGCGCGGTCCTACGCGGCAAGTTGGCAAGACGTGGCGGATGGGGAAGCAGCAAACGTTGCATTGGCATTCGCCCGCCCACCAAAGCCATCACCTCATCGGCGGACGCCCACGATTTGACCTTGCCCGCAGATGGAAGCCACATCGTATGGCACTATGATTCTCCCCTCAACGCACTGGATGCCCAGGGAGCTACCGCCTACCCGCTCAAAAACAATCAGCTTACGGAGAGTGACATCGTAGGAGCCGATTGGCAGGTCACCGATGCAAACCTACTTTATCCAAGAGAAGCGATCCTAGATACCGTCTCAGCTCAAAGGCAGTACGTGGTGCCGGAAACATCCAGCCAGTACGCCACTTTTAACGGCACTGCCATCGACGGCAAAAAATGGAAAACCATCGTCAATGCCGACATCCCATTGTCGACGAACGGGAGGTTCTTCGGTGAGTTCATCCTAGAGGATGATTTCAAAGGCGAACTTGAGGTGATGTTCTGGACATCGTCCGAGGGCAAGTTCTCCACGGTTCCGCTGGCCCTGTTCGGACTGAAAATGTTTTTCGGAATCATGGAACAAGGGTTCGCGAATTATAGAGCCGCGAGCGCATTAACTCCCCCACCCTATGATTTGTCCTTTTCCAGGGAATCGATGGGAGGGGGTGTTCTGAAAACCACCCTGAGCAACATTGAAGGAAGGTACGGGGTGTACAACCTCCTGTGCAGATCCTTGCCAGAAGGAAGCAATTCGATGGCGCATCTAACGATTTTCGCAAAGAGCCCCGAATCATGAACTCCTGCTGCATCAATCTTCTCAGCGAGGTGAACTGCCCTACGCCCAATGGCAAAGCCATTTGGTTCAAGTGCAGGTACGCTGCCTGCCATGGCGGCGTTGGCCATGTGGTGGTCACAGCAGCAGATGGCACGGTCGTTTATGACGGCGATCCCACCGTTTCGACCTCAAAGTACATCTACATCGATTTCGACACCTCGAAGGTAAATTCGCTCGGAGCGACCATGGATGTGACTTACAAGCCCGGCGATGCCGCTTGGGGTAGCCATACCTGCAATCGGGCAACATTCGACTGGGGATACGCAGGCAATGAGCAACTGGTCGTAGGCACGGCATATCTCGACAACACCGGTGGAGTCAACGACCTCGGAAACACCTGTGGTTCGTCCTACACAAGGTGCAACACTTTCCAGATTCCAATCGGCGCGTTTACCACCTCGACAAACACTTCCCCGGTAGGATTCTACGCCAAAACGCGCAAGGTTTGTTTCATCGGAAATCCAACCTGCAGCGGCGGATGGACTGAAGCCATTGCCAATGCCGGACCAGGCATCAACTTTGTTCCGGCCGGCTACAAGCTCGCCACCATCCCAGTGGGCAAATCGCTCTTCCTTACCCTCATCAATTACAACGCACGAGGGATTGCCTACACCGCACCGGGGGCAGAACTCAATATCACCAGCGCTGGGCAGATTCTTGCCACTATCCCTCTCACCCTGCAATCGAATGGAGCGCCAGTGTCTCCATACCCATTCGATGGAGTCAGCATCGACGGATCGCCATTCAAGATAACCAACACATGGACAGTACCCGTTGATGTCGTAGTGGGAACCGGGCTCGTCAATTTCCCCGGCATTTACAACGGCCTTGCCGGAATTCGGGTTGATGACTCCCTGGCCTACATCATCTCATGAACCCGCTCGCCGCCGCATACAGACTTGGGGCAGAGCTCGCAAAATGGGGAGCCGATGGGTTCAAGCTATCCGACCAATCCGCTGAGAGGCTTGAAATTTGCCATGCCTGCCCGCAATACAACGACGGGCGATGCCTGCAATGCGGGTGCGCGATGCAAGTAAAGGCGCGCCTATCGACTGCGAAATGCCCGCTGGGTAAGTGGAAGTGAGCCGCGTTGACACGCAAGCTGGGTAAGAATGCAGCTCAGTCAATTCATCGGGGATTCCAATTCTTTTCCTCTGCCAATGGCGTGGAACGGTGGGCCGTTTGAGCCGGCAGCACAGTGGTCGCTGATATGGACCGTAAAGCGCTCGGCCAGTGAAGATGATAGCTCGGCAGTGATTCAAAAAATCAGTGGGGCCGGCATCGCGGTTAGTGGCAGCACCGCCATCATCGAGGTCGTTCCCAATGACACGCTTCCTCTCCCCGCAGTCCAGCTTGTATGGGATCTCCAAGCTCAGAACTTAACGACAGGCGAGGTGCGAACCGTGGCATTCGGCGGACTCAAGCTCGTTCGCGATGTGACGCGAAAAACGACGACTTCATTGCCTATTTACACCAATCAACCCGGGGCTCCTGCTGCGGGCAAAAGCGCCTATGAGATCGCTGTCGATAACGGCTTTGTAGGCAACGAGATCCAATGGCTAGCCTCACTGACAGGGGCCAAGGGCGAGACGGAGTTGATGAAGTTGGACGATGTTTCCATAGACCCTGAGACGCTCGATAATGAATCGATCTTGAGCTACCAGGATTGGACGCAAACTTGGGTCAATTCTTACAAAATATCTGCCTCTCCATACGAAGGGGCAACCGTGGTTCGCAGGGACGATGACGGAAGGATTTCCGCAACCATGCTGCGTTTAACGAATGGTACTGTCTTTTACGGCCAAATAAATGCCAACCCTGACATGATGTCACAGAGTCGCTCGTACACTCTGCCAAACGCATCTGGGACATTTTTGTTGGATACGACCATCGGAAATTCCGTGGTGAAAACATCCGATGACCAGACCATCGCCGGCAAGAAGACCTTCACCGGCCAGATGGAATTGATGAATCAAAAGGCCGAAAATGGTGCGAGCGTGATGAATCTCCATCTTGCTGATGCCAGATACGGACAGATCTTCAAAAGCTTATCCACCTCACTGCTGCAATCATTCGACACCACGCCAATAGTTGTCGCTTCGGTATCCTTGCCCATCGGCACCTACCAATTTGACGCATTCCTCGCTGAATATGCCGAAAATAGCCCAGCAAACTGCACCGTAACATTATCGGCCAATCTCCCAATCAAGTGCGGTCTATCCGAGTTTTACGGAGGATCGTCGGTCACAAGCACGGTGGTTTCTGGGGACAACATTGAATCGACCTCGCGATCCAGCACCGGAACGGCAACGGAGTTTCGTCGCAGCCTAACGGGAATCGTGGAGGTGTTTAACCTCAACACAACCTTGTCGTTGTCGTTCAACCAAAAAGATCACAATCCGATCAACCCATCTTATTGCAGGAAGCGGGCCTACATCATTGCCCGTAAAATCGGATAATTTTTGCGCCAGTTCCTAATCACCTCCATGCGCACAGCCATCGACATCGACTACGCATCCAAAGCCATTGTCGGCATCATTTCGCCGATGGTCGGCGTCATCACGTCGCTTCAAGAGCAGGTCGAATGGCACCTGCGAATTGCCTCGCTGATCGTTGGCCTTGCCGTTGGCATTATGTCGCTCGTCGCCATGGTGCGAAAGTGGCGCAAGCGTTGACAACAATACCTAGGCGTCATGAAAGCACTCAGAATCCTCAGCTACATCGGCAAGGTTAGCGGCTTTATCACCGCCCTTGGTTCCATTCCGTTTATTGATCCAAAGCTCGGCATTGTGATCTTTGCCGCCGCTTCAATAATCAAAGACACCACCAACAGGATTGGTGACATCGTCGATGACGGAAAAGCCAATCAGAGCTTCAACGGATGATGCTTACTTGCTCTTTTTGCCGCGACCTTTTGGAGCGTCTTTCTTGGCACTCTTTTTAGCGAGTGCGAAAGGTCCGGTCTTATCGCCCCCAGCCTCAAACCATTGGTTAATTGCCAAACGTAGCACCGACGCATGCGAGAGGGCCATGGATTTGGAAATGGCATCCACACGGGCAGTCAACTCTTCAGGAAACCTCACGGGTGTGGGTGTCATTCTGTCGTCACTCATGCCCCAAACTTGAACCTCCGCGCCCCACGCGCAAGCAAAACTCCCCATAAATCAGCACCATGAACCAATCTCAGATCATTGAGCTCCAGCGGCGCATAGGCACTACCCAAGACGGATTCTGGGGCCCGAAGTCGATCGCTGCCTGCCAACGTCACCTCAAAGCCATGATGCCAATCGGGTGTGCCTGGCCTTCTCCAGCAGACGGAGCCATGGTCCGTTTCTTTGGCCAACCAGGAGATGAGAGCAGGCTGATCGGCCTCGATGTCACTGGACTCGGCGTGAAGTATGACGGGCAGGCCGTGCGATCTATCCGATGCCATGAGCTAGTAGCAGACTCCCTAGGCCGGATTCTGCGCCGGATCTCAGTTGGCCCCCATCGGGGAATTTTGGCGAAATACGCCGGTTGCTACAACCCACGCCCTATGCGAGGCGGCAACCGCCCATCAAAGCATTCGTGGGGAGCCGCCATCGACCTAGACCCCAACCACAACGGCCTCAAGACTTCATGGCCGGTCGCTGCCACCATGCCGATCGAGGTGATGGAGGAATTTGCCCGCGAAGGCTGGATCGGCCTCGGCTGGCAGATCAGCCGCGATTCGATGCACTTCCAGCCGACGCGGTGAGGTGGCTTCTCTCTCGTTTCGTTGGTCTGATTTGCGTTTGTTATTTGGCCCTCTCAAACCAGCTTAAGTTTCAACAAACCTCTGGCTCCGTTTTGCGGGACCACTTCAGACCTTGTTTGTGGCCGCCTAGCGCATTTCTGTCGCGGTAAGTCGTAAAACTTTTCCACACCCATCATTGATTCAGTCGCCTATTACCTTTTTATCAAATTTAATAGTAAAGTTATTATTACTGTTTTTCTTAGATATACTGAAAAGTTTTTTGCAAACATTATCAGGTATTTTTGTTTCTTTCTTAAATAGCAAAATACCATGTATTTCACTCGTGTATAACATCCACTTTACGCCTGAATATTTATTTTCTTTTATTTTCCAATCCGTAATCACAGGATCATTTTCAAATGCACGTTCGACTTTATTCAAGATCACAACTCCTTCTGGCGCCATCAAATTGCTTTCTAGCCAATGTGTAAGAAATGCAAAAGAAGCTACAAGTATAAAAGCAATTGCCAATATTTTCTTGAACGCACTTTTCATACAGGCGGGCCTTTATTTATTACCCCATGCTGCCGGCCGAAGGGTTGGTAATGATGGATTGTAAGGAGGAGTAAATCCAGCATTCTTGATTTTCTGACATGCCCATCCAGCACAATTCCTGCCGCCTATATTTGTGAAATTGTATTCTGTGTCGTCTGGTCCAGTTATTTCATTGTCAAGTTTCTGGACTGACTCAGGACACGCTCTATAGGAATAGCTATTCTCTGGATTGTACTCGGCGTTGTCGGCTTCGGTGTACACCTTGCCATTACCGCCCCAAATTGAACTTCCAGCATAAAGTCCACGGTTATGATTTGGTGTGTGAATGTAAGCATGTCCAGTATCATTGTATGCTTTTCTTGCTCTCACCCTAATTTCCACGGTTTTAATTTCATCTTCACAGCATTTACGCCCTGCGTCATCAATAACTTCGTTGACTCCTTTTTGTCCATTGCAGCAATCTTCTTTTAAGCCTAACACATCTGACTCATTCAGCCCATCATTCCCAACAAACCCATACAGATTCAAACCACCCTCTTCCCCAATCGGATCCCTGCTAGGCCATTTGCCGGTTTGAGGGTCATAGTATCTGTACCCGTAGTACGCCACACGCGGCCTCAAACCCCGTGAGTGCTGGGATTTTGGACGGGGGCGCGAACGAAAGCGGCTGGGCGACCGTGGACAAATCACCCCTAGAGCATCGCTAATCAACGCCGGGATGGGAAGGAAGAAATTCCCCCATTCATGTTGTTTGCTACATTCCGAGGGAAAGCGCCAAGCCGCTCTTCTCGCCCTTGAAAACCAAAGCTGCAACTAGGGGGGCAGGCCTCAGCTTTCAGAAGTCTTCTCTTTCGTTTCGTTGGTCTGATTTGGATGGTGAATTACGCAACGCAGAGCAGCTAAAGTTTTAACAAAACTCTGGCTCCGTTTTGCGGGATCACCTCACACTTTAGTCTCCTTGAAATAGCCCCCTTGAAAATATGAATTGAAATGAAAGTTCATGGGGTGAGTGCCGCAACAGCCTTGTTGCTCTCTACCCACTGTTTCTCATCGCGGACGAAGTTCATTCGCTTGTCGGCTGGCCACGTAGACGCAGCAATCTTGAGCCATCGGTCACTAGCCAGTCTTCTTCGTAATACGAAGTAAGAAAACCCAGAGTGATCACCGCAATAAAAGAGACCCAAAAAGGTAGTGCTTGCCGCGCCTTGTGGTCCCTCGACTAAGGCTTTGAAATCACGCACTTCCAAGGTTTCAGACTTGGGAACTGGACTGCAACCAACAAGGCAGATGGATGATAGAATGGCTACAGATAAACTGTTCATGGTTGTAATCATTTTCTGCTCGATCCCGGAGGACCAGCTGGCCCTGGATTGGTAGCCCCACCGCTTGGGTTCGTTGGTGTGCCGCCTGGGATTGATCCTTCGTTGCTGTTAGATCCTCCGTTTGCTGAGTTTATACTATCGCCAAGTTCTCCCGGCGATTCAAACCCTGCCCAGTCGTCTGCATCAACATCCGTTCCAGTAACGTCGCCAAAAGTATCCGACGCAAAGGATGAACAGTTATCTGTGTAACACCACTCGCGATGCTCTTTGGCATTCTCAACGAGCTTCTTTGCCTGATCGTCAGTAAGTTTCTTGCAATGTTTGTATTTATAACCCGCAGGAGCATCACCCGGAAAGTTCTCCCTGACATCCGAGCCTTTGCCATTATCGAGTCCGCCCCTTTGTATATTGGGGTGGCTGTCAGGCCATAGGCTGTAAGTTGTAGTCTTGCCGGTGTCTGTATCGACTAAGACCAGTGCAGCGTGTCCATCTGTGTCACCAGCTCCATTTTTCTCGCAGACATTCGACATGATGCACAACCACTTCTCCAAACCGAGACGATCAACGTAGCGAATCGGATTGTTCCGAACCATCCCATACAAGTTCACCCCACCTTTTTCCTCAATCGGATCTCTGCTAGGCCATCTGCCGGTTTGAGGGTCATAGTATCTGTACCCGTAGTACGCCACACGCGGCCTCAAACCCGGTGATTGCTGGGTTTTTGGACGGCGGCGCGTACGAAAGCGGCTGGGCGACCGTGGACAAATCACCTCTAGAGCATCATCAATCACCGCTTCGATGGGAAGGAAGAAATTCACCACTGCTCAACAAAGACGACATTTATTGCATGTCAGAAAACCATCGTGTGTCTTAAAGCGGGATCTTATCCGCGCACGTCACATGGACCCGCAGGCGAGCAGCACCTGTGACAGACCGTTGGGATCTTTGGCGTGGCGTAGCGACGGTCCTCCGGGAGTGAGTTTTGCTAGTGGCAAGTTAGACTTTGATTATATGGATCACCGTCATTTCTTTCGTAATTTTGAGATATTGCAGTTAGCCAAGACTTTCCTTAAGATCCGGATAACGTGATACCACATATTTACGAAAAATATCCCAATTCATATATCCCATAAATTCGCCTACTCTTCTGCGAGCATCATTGAAATCCTCTTCACTCAAAACTTCTTGGGTTTCTTGTAAAAGGCTGTTCATCGAATCGGAACATTTCTTAATCTGGTCTATAATGGCTTTGGCTTTAGAAAGGTCATTCATGTTTTTAGGCGGCTACATATTACAATCAGCATCATCCATACATTCCCTAAAGCATTTATGAAACCGGTTGCCTCCATAATTCCCAGTGGGCAAAGTTGACGCTGTGCATGATGCTATGCATGCCGCTCTTGCTGCAGCACATCTCGCAGCTTCAGCCGCAGCAGCGATAGCTTCTTCAGTCAATTGAGCAACTAAATCAAGGCAAGGTGGTGATACCAAACATGCACATGCTGTAATTCCCAATATATCGGCTGCTGTTAGAAGTATTGCTCCTCCTGCTATGGGAATAACCATCGGGCCATACTGACCCAAATAATCCCACCTATTCACCCCATCATTCCCCACAAATCCATACAGGTTCACCCCACCCTCTTCCTCAATTGGGTCCCTGCTAGGCCATCTGCCGGTTTGGGGATCATAGTATCTGTACCCGTAATACGCCACACGCGGCCTTGATCCCCTTGATTGCTGGGATTTTGGGCGGGGGCGCCTTCGGCAGACGCGTGATGAATGCGGACAAATCACTCCTAGAGCATCACCAATCACTGCTTGGATGGGAAGGAAGAAATTACCCACTGTCGATGGAAGACAGAGATCCGTGGGCCTGTCTATCAGAGCAAAGATACTCCTCGCGACATCTTAACCGCGCGCGTCACATTGACCCGAAGGCGAGCAGCACGGAGCGGGATGGATACAGGGTGCGGAGCGACGATTGATTGAGCAGGTTTTGCTAGAGATGAAAGTCAATTTTTGAAAGGTTGTGTCTCTTGTAATTTACGGATAATAGAAATATATATCGGGACAACTTCTTCCGAAGTAACCTTCACATCAAACTTCTCGGTATCCGCTATCTTTGAAATACTCAGAATATCTAAACATCCAAGACCGTCTTCTTTCTTTGTGCGCGGAACGATAAAAACAGCCGTTTGTTTTCCGGACGTCGAATCAAATTGAGAATACTTCACATTCTCATCAAAAATCTCATTCCTTATTTCCGAAGATGCACGAAAACTTCCAGAAGAAGGCTGGCCGTTTTTTGGCGTATAAATTACCGAAACAATACAAGAAGTGGACCTGTCAATAGGAATAAAGTTTGTGTTTGTATAGTGATCGAACTTTATTTTCCGAGCTGGCATCATGATCACAATGAAGCCTAAGAATATTAATAAAATCAGCCACCCTGTTTTCATTTTGCAGGACCAGCTGCTTTGGCGCACTTTTCTATCAGGCCATTCGCAATGTCAATACAAGTTCCGAATGGGCAAGTTCCGGTTGAAGTCGACTCAAGACAACTGACGAATTTAGCTATATCATGACATTGGCTAAGCTTAACATCCTTGCACTTGTGTTTACTGCTTGGTATACTCGGATCATCGCCCCAGATATCTGGTGAAGTAACATTTGATCCCGCGCCGCCTATGCTTTTCCCTGACGGGAGCCTGAGATACCTGTGCCATGGTATGTCCACTACAATAACATAGAGATCCACTCCATCTATAGAGCACCAATCAACTCCCGTATCAACTTCTGATTTTCTATCTAACACGGAGCCATTTTTACAGCAATGAGTCGTGCTATCATAAGGCGCGGGCGGTCCATGTTGCCCGGAAGGAAGCTCGCAACATGAAGGTGAATTGCTTTCGCCAAGAATTTCCTCCCATAGATCTGAGGTTTCTAAGCCGAGCACATCAACTCGATTTACCACGCCGTTTCCAACCATGCCATACAAGTTCATTCCTCCCTTTTCTTCAATCGGGTCCCTGCTAGGCCATCTGCCTGTTTTTGGGTCATAGTATCTGTACCCGTAGTACGCCACACGCGGCCTCAATCCCCTTGATTGCTGGGTTTTAGGGCGGGGCCGCGCACGTTGGACGCGTGATGAATGCGGATAGATCACCCCCAGAGCATCACTACTCACCGCCTGGATGGGAAGAAAGAAATGCACCCACTGTCGATGAAAGACAGAGATCCGTGCGTGCGCCTTTCAGAGCAAAGATACTCCTCGCGACACCTTAACCGCGCACGTCACATGGACCCGAAAGGCGAGCAGCACACGTGACAGCACGCAGCGGGATGGAAAGGTGGGGCGGAGCGACGATCTTCGGGGAGTTGTTAGAGTTTTAATGAGGGGGGATTTGTTGAAATGTGGGACCTGTCCCCATTTACGCTCGCTACTCTCCCGAGTAAGAATACATTAAATAGATAGCAGATATAAGATTTATTAAAAATGCAACTATTATAAAATAGATCGGCAGCATGTTTGACTGATCATATACAAATCCAACAAAAAACGCAGAAAATCCCAGACCATACGCAACAATCATTAAAAATTTATACACTATTTTCTGCGTATCAGGAAACTTTAACTTCTGCAAGACGCCCCATGGACTCGCTAAAATTGACACAAAAATACTGATCCGGCTCATAGCTTTTTAAAATTTACCAATTATACCCATTAAGATTTTAAAGATCTTAAACAATATTACTGACCTATGGGATATTGAGGTTCGCAAATACAGGGAACATTTTCTAAGCACAGTTTCCATTCTTTCTCTATGCTAGATAGCTCCTTTAAATAGTTAAGTCGGGTTATAAATAAACAAGCTGATACAGCGATTGGGTTGCCGACCCGAAAGCAACCTCCAGACAATGCTTCCATCTTTGCTGCCGATTGCCTCCATTTTAGATTGCCTGCGAGATTACATTTTTCGACTTCTTTGGGATCCTTAAAGTTTGGGGGGGCGCACTCTTTGGTTCCTAAATAATCAATGCCACAGATCCCATCATTCCCCACGAACCCATACAGGTTAAAACCCCCCTCTTCCCCAATCGGATCCCTGCTAGGCCATCTACCGGTTTTTGGGTCATAGTATCGGTAACCGTAATACGCCACACGCGGCCTTGATCGACGGTTTTTCGAGCCGATTTTGCGTGCTGAGGCCGAAAGATTGCCGCTAGGTGAGGGTGTCTTGGGTGGCGGCTCGGGGTTTGATACGGCGGCCCCGCCAAGTGGCGGATCTTCATCGAACGGGGGCTTTGATTGCAGCGTGTCAGCATCCATCACTCGGCAGGAGCAAGCGTTGGAATGTGATGCAGCAGCATTCATGTTTTGATCCGATAGCGGTTCGTTCACTCCATGGCAAGATATATTCTGCGTCATAGGCATCTCGGGCTGTCCGTGTTTGCCGTATGCATCGTGGTTTTCGTCAAGCCGTCCGTGTGGGTGGCAACGGGCATGAATTTCCCGCAAGGC